ACAACTTGCTGATGTCTTCCTTGGCAAGATTACTAACTGGTCTGAGTTTGGTTGTGCTGACAAGAAGATCGTTACAGTGTGGCGTTCCGATGGTAGTGGCACCACCAAAGGATTCACCAACTCCCTATCAGCATTCTCTCCTGAGTGGAAGAAGACTGTAGGCACAGGTAAGTCAGTCTCCTGGCCAGTTGGTATCGGTGGCAAAGGCAACTCTGGTGTTGCTGCCAGCATCAAAAACCTTGAAGGTGCTATCGGTTATCTGAACTATGGTTATGTAACTGGCGATCAGTTCCAACAAGTTGCTCTACAAAACAAGGCAGGTAATTATGTCACAGCAAATGCTGAAACATCTGCAGCAGGTCTATCAAAGATCGACCTGGACGATCAGCTTCGTGGTGCTGACGCTAACCCTGCTGGTGCCAATGCATACCCTATTGTCTCCCTTACTTGGATCCTAGCGTATCCTGAGTATGAGAAGAATGATGATGTGAAGGACATGCTTCGCTGGATGCTGACCCCTACCCAACAGGGCAAGGCAGACGCTCTTGGTTATGTTCCTCTTCCTGAGGACCTTCGTCAGAAAGCGCTGACAGCAGTTGAATCTCTTAAGTGATTCGGTAACTACTACTACACAGGACCTCTTGACGGAGGTCCTTTTTTACTATATAATATGTAAAGATTTGTTACTGGAGGTAACATGACTGTAACAACCAATGAGTTCGGGCAACAGAATCTGTTTGCCAAAGAACCACAAATGTACGTCTCTAAGACCGACGCCGAGCGTTACGGTTATGAGACCTATGCAGAACGTGCAGAGAAACTGAACGGTCGAGTCGCCATGCTTGGTTTTGTCGCAGCAGTTATCTCTTATGCAACAACTGGTAGTCTCTTCTTCTTTGGAGCATTCGGTATCTGATGGACAACTCCCTGATTGAACTTCTCACATACTATGTAATTGTCGCCGTTGTTTTTCTCGGCGCACCAGGGGTATTCTTTTTTATTGCCTTCATGCCTGCCCTTCAAAATACAAAGGGTCGCATGGTTGGATACAATGATCACAAAACGTATGGAGATTCATCCATTTACGAAAACACAAAAAGTGATTCAGACAAATACTTCTTACAAATTAGCGGAGATAATCCGTGACACTTGGCCTCAATTATTTTATTTAAAAGGAGCAAAGAACAATGACAGAACGTGCAGAACGGATCAACGGATGGGCAGCGATGCTCGGAGTGATTGCAGCGATCGGTAGTTATGCCACCACAGGACAAATCATTCCTGGTATTTGGTGATATAATTAGAATACTGATTGATTATTAACATGCAAATGGAAACTCGTATTCCCTCAGTCAAGTTTGTACTTCGCAAAGAAGGACCTTGTTTGACTTGTGGTGAATTTGAAAAGGTTAATGCCATTGACTTGTTCCAGGGCAAGAGAGTTCTTGTGTTCTCTCTCCCTGGTGCGTTTACACCAACATGCACAACTCAACAACTTCCTGGTTATGAGGCAAAGTATGATGAGTTTGTTGCCGCTGGTATTGATGAAGTATATTGCATCTCTGTAAATGATGCTTTTGTCATGAATGCCTGGGCAAAGGAGTTGGGAATCGAAAAGGTTAAGTTGCTTCCCGATGGCAATGCAGACTTTACCCGCAATATGGGTATGCTTGTCTCAAAGGGTAATCTTGGTTTTGGTAATCGCTCTTGGCGCTATGCCATGGTTGTTGACGATGGTGTCGTTGAGTGGATGACTGTTGAACCTGGACAGAAGTCTAATGCGACGGATGATCCTTATGGTATGACTAGTCCAGAGGAACTTCTTAAATACCTGACACGGTATGCTGAGAAGCGTCCAGTTAATTTCTAAAATTACTAAATAAATACATCTAGTAAAGATATTCGGACAACAACAATGGCTCTTAACGAACCCACATTAGCACGACTGAGAAAAATTGCCGCTGCTGTTAAGGCGGGCGATACCGTGTCCGAGATGAATCTCACATGGGCACAAAAGAACGCTATCTACGATGAGACTGCAGCAGCAGATCTCAAAGCAGCAAAGAAGTATATCGAAGCGGCAGATCAGGAAGACACAACAGAAGTCTGATTTTTAATTAAAAACTTTATAACTAATATAAGAGTTAAGTCCCTTTATAGGGACTTTTTTTATGGAATTATTTCTGAGACCATTAGACGATCCAAATGGCGTAACATGGAGCATCATTTGGAGTTTGGTTATTCTCCTAGTAGGAGTTGGTTACTACATATATACGATACTTAAATTAGCAACAGAGGAGATGAAGCATGGGAGCCATGACACCACCGAGCAGGAAGAGTTGCTACAACTTCCGAGTGATCGAGATCAACAGAGTAGTGGACGGGGACACGATTGATGTAACGATTGATCTTGGATTTGACCTCTATAAAAAGGAGAGAGTTAGAATAGCAGGAGTTGATACTCCAGAGAAGAGAACTAGAGATCTTGATGAGAAGGAACTGGGTATCGACGCTACCAACTGGATGAAGGAGAAACTAGAGGGTGCTATTCATGGGGACGATGATCTCGTCATTAGAACTGAACTGGTTGGTGGTATGGGTAAGTATGGTCGCCTTCTTGGTTGGTTATATATTGGAGATGCAGAAGTATCGTTAAACGAACAAATGATTGACGAAGGATACGCTTGGGAGTATGATGGAGGAACAAAGCAGAAAAACTTTGAAGAACTTCGGGAGATTCGCAGGGCACATGGTACTTTAGTATAGTACTGTACTTTTTAAGTTAAAAAATTGTAAAGTGCCCTAAATAAAAACAACGTAGTTTTTATGAGGGACATGAAGAAACTTCTTCCCTTAGTAATGATATTGATGACCGCATCAGCAGCAAATGCTGGCGGATTAGTTCATAAGATGTCTTCCAGTGTTCAATTGACTGTTGATACTGCAAGATCTACCGCAACACGGTTGGGTTCCCAATACAGTGTATCTGGTTCTAATGTAAGTACTTCTGACGGTACAAATTCAGGTGCTCTTAGTGCTGGTACTATTAGTAGTGGTGTCTATGACCCTGGTACTATTACTGCAACACAAGCAACTTCTGGTGAAGCATTCTCTTATAGTGCATCCTTCCTTCAAGGAGATGCGATTCCAACTTCTGCTCCTACTGTAGGTGCTGTTCCTAACTTCGGTTCAGTTACAAGTTATGCATCGGGATCTGCTGGATCTCTGGCTGGTACAATTGCAACCGATGGTGGTATTACTCTGACCGCTGGTGGAGCTGGTACAAGTGCTGTCGGACAATTTGTTTCTGAGATCACTGTAATTGACTGAGGATATTCGCGATGACCCATTCTGGAAAGATGAAGTGGTCTATTGCGACGAGTGTGGTGGCAATCCTGACTTTAAGTGCCACCGCCCAGGCAGTTCCCGTTGTCCCAAACTTCACACAGGGCTCGATGACGAGCCATACAGAGACGACCAGTAAGGTCACTGAAACGATTAACTCTATAGATTATTCAACAGGATGGCAATACTCCGTAACTGGCACGAACGTGTCCAACAATGGGCAACCTTTGTTACCTCCAACAACAACAAACAATGTAACCGTGAATCCTCTAGGAGGAACAGAAGGAACAGTAACAAGTTCCGCAACTGGATTGAACTTCAACAACTCCAACTTCACAATAACAGACCCTGGAAAAGCATTCCAATTTACAACCACGTACCAAGGTCCTGGGGTCACAAATCAAACTGTAATTCAGAGGGTTACAGAGGTACAAAGCGTAACGGATACTACAAGTATCTTTACCCAGTAATTGGGTTACTGGTTGCCTCCCCCGTCAGTGCTGCTGATGTGGGAGGTGTTTCTGCGACTGCAAATCCAATCGCAAATAGTTCAGGCTCGGTGACCAATCAGGCGATTCAGGTTTTACAAGGCCCATATATCACTAATACTTATGGGGGAGGGATCAGTTGTCAAGGTCCCACTATGAATTTTACTCCTTACATTACTCATGCTAGGAATGATAAGGAACCATTTGAAACTTATTACATGGAACCTCAATATGATAATAGGGACTTTGAGGGTCGCATGGTGGAAGTTCAAAAGAATGTAAAGAACTGGCCCTGGGAATCTTGGTACGACGATAGAACTTATACGGACGCAAGTGGTAATGAAGTTCGTGCCTATGAAGATGGTGCGGACATGACCATCACTGTTATGGAGATGCAGGGGGATGGTGTTCCTGATAATCCAGGAGTCGAACTCTGGCAAAAACCAGTAAGAACTGGTATGACCAGGAACTATAGTACCAACATTGGATTCTCTGCAACAATGTCATTCCCTCTTGATGGTGGATTGCAGGAGAGATGTAAAGAAGCAGCAGAAACTCAAATTGCTTTGCAACAACAAATGGTTGCCAATAAGCGGTTAGATTTTGAGCTAGCCAGATTAAAGAATTGTGGAGATTTGATGAAACAAGGAATCCGCTTCCATCCTAGAAGTCCTTATGCGAAGATATGTGCGGATGTTATGGTTAATAATGTATCATACATTAAACCACACAGCCATAGTATTCCTCCTACTTCTTCAATGGGCGAACAGAGCGCAGCGCCTTCACCGCAGAGTTCCTCTGACGCTGCTCTGCTCGGCGCTCCGATGCAGACTGGAGCGGGATCTTCTTACCCCGTAAGGTCGCAATCTTCTTCATTACCTTCTTCACAGTTGGCTTCACCACTTTTAACAAAAGATCAGCAAGAGGTTTTGCGAGCAACGCAGAACTTGTCGCTACCACAGCAATTGAGGCGGTAGTAGTAATAGCACCAGCATTGGGAATGTTTGAGATGATTTGATCAGGAATACTAAGTTGTTCTGTAACCATCAAGCATTCCTTACCAACGACCTCATATCCAGTAATCTTTTTATTACCCTCTAGGATCTTCCCTACGGGGTTTTTTAACTGCTGTTCTCTGGTAGGACACTCTGGTAATGGTTCCTTTGTCTTTGGAACTTTTGGTGTTGCGGGTGTGGGTGCTTCCTCTTGCTTTGGTGGTTTTATTGGTGGCGGTTTTGGTGCTTCTTGATTACTTGTATATTCTAGTTTGTTTCTATCGTAATCTATAGGATAAAAACTTGGTGTGCCTGCATCACAAAGAGTCATCACTCCATCAGGATCTTCGTCCTTGAGTGTTGTATTCTTCCTACTCTCTTTATGTGCTTCTACACATCCAGGAATATTAACAATGGGTGTACCCACCTGACTGGTTACAGGTGGGTATATTGGTATTGCCATTGGGGGATTTGTTGTCGCCCAACTGGGTGCATAAGTTTGGATATCGATATCATCAACACCAATAGGTCTAATTTCCATTAGCAATCATTAAACGCACTACCAACTTCAGATCCAATAGCAGATCCTGCTTTGTTGCCAAGGAGAGTTGCCCATCCTGCAGCTAACCATCCTATATATGGGATGTTCATAACAGCAGGTACTACAAGACCAGTACTAATTGCTGTTCCTGCCATTGCACCTTGTGACCGTGCTCCAGCGTCCGCCACGATGCACTCTACTTCTTTCGCAGACTTTCCCACTTCATCTATTTCACCTCCTGCTCCTCCTATGTTGCGAACTCCTTCCATGGTGTATTGATCACGACGATATTCAGTTCGTTGCTCAGATCCTCCGCCAAAGAGTCCTTTCTTTTCACGGTCAAGTTCTAATGATTTGCTAGATTCTAAGATAGCAGGATCATTTGCTCTATATTCAATCTCATACCCATCTTTACCTGCTTTGATTTTGTATGAAGAATATGGAGTGCCTCGTGGAATATTAATAGCAGGAAGTTTTGGAGGTTCTGCCTTCCTGTCGATTAGATAACCAAGAAGACCTAGATGTGAGATAGCAAATAATGCACCAGCAGTGCTGATCATTATCTTCCACCCAGATGGTTTCTTTGGTTCTGATGTTGCTGGAATGTAGTCGTTCTTCTCTTGTTTAAATACACTCATGGTAACGTGGGGATAGCAGGACCAGTTGTAGTTGGAAGTTCTGGCATAGCTGCATCAATCAATCCAGGAAGTGCTCCTGAGACTGCTTCTGTTACGGCTGTAGTTACTCTTTCTCTGGCATTCTCTACTAAAGTATCCTTATTAACATAGAGATAACCAGCACCAGCAACAACGGAGAGAGATACAAGACCAGACGCGAGCGCGATGACATTGATTATTTTTTGCATGGTACAAACATAGTATACGCATTTATTTAGATGACATAGTTACGAAATTACGGTATAATAAATATTACCATAGACGTAATATTTTGGGATATTAATGGGCACCTTCAGGAAGTCTCTTAAACTTGGGAAGAAATCCAGACAGATTGAAGAGAATCTAAAGAAACTGGATAAGGAGTTAGAAAAGACAGGTGCTCTCGATGAGACTGCCAAGACTCCTGCTGCTCCACAGGAGGAGCAGCTGAGGAAGTTTGATTGGCGTAGGGAATTTTTCCCTGAGAAGGATCAGTATGAAATGGTCAATCTCCTCTACGAAGAGCGTCAGCAAAAACTAAAAGACGCAATTGGTGAAGAGAAGATTAGAATTGCGGAAGAAGTTGAGAGTCTTAGGGAAGCAGTAGAGAAGAAGAGAGAACTCAAGCAACTTCAAAAAGTAGATCAGCATCTTGCAAACATTGATGTTGAGTTCTACAAACTGCGTGATGATCTTGTTGAGAACATCAATGAGAACATGTTCCCCAACATCCCTGCCATTGAGCAGAAGTTGGATGAGATCCTCACAGTATATGGTAAGTTAAGTGACAGAATCTCTGAGGGATTCCTTAATGAACCTAGTGGTTCTCCTCAGGGTGGAGATCCACTTGCTAAAACTGACTTCGTAACTTTTGATCAGTTAAAGCAACACTATTCTCTGTACCTGGATAGAATCTCTACACAACTCGCTACCCTTGGTGGCGGTGGTGAAGTAGAACTGAAGTATCTTGATGACGTTGTTGGTATTGCAACTAACCCATCTGCCTATGATGGTAAGTATCTGAAGTACAACCATACATCTAGGAAATTTGAGTTCTCTGATGTTGGTCCTATTGGTATCACAACAGAACTTCAGACCCTGAACAATGTAATGGGTCTTGGTAATACTTCTAACATCGGAATGAGTGTTGGTGTATCTACCTTTGCGGGTAAAGTTACCGTTGGTGGTGCAACCACTGCTTTGGTAGTTGATGGTAACGTAAGAGTAGTTGGACTGCTGACTGTCGGTTCTGGAACTATCGTTATTGATGGTGACAATGACAGTATTGGAATTGGATCAGTAACACTGTCTGAGACTAAAGTTACTCAACTTGATAATCTCACAGGAGATACTGGTAACTTCTCTGGTGATGTAAAGGTTGTTGGTGTCCTTACTGCTCTGTCTCTGGACTCCTCTAATGTATCTGTTGCAGGTTCTATTACAGGTACTACCTTCTATGGTGATGGATCTCAACTGACTGGGGTATCTGCTGGTGTTGGTACGACTAGTATTAGTACAGAATCTATTACTGTAACTGGTATACTGACTGCAGGTCAGATTAAGAGACCAGATGGTCTTGCCACACAGTTCCTTAAAGCGGATGGATCTGTTGACAGCAATACTTATCTGACTGCTGAAGCACAGAATCTTGACGGTATTCTTGCACTTGGTAATACCACAACTCGTGGTATGAGTGTTGGTGTTCTGACTGCTACATCTTTTGTTGGTGATGGTTCTGGACTTACCAATCTTGTATTTACTGGTGGTGATATTATATTCACTGGTATTACTACCTTTAATACGAACGCTCTCTTCGCTGATAATAGAAAGGCAGTCTTCGGCACAGGAAGCGATCTTCAAATCTTCCATGATGGTGCTGACTCTTACATCTCTGAACTGGGTACTGGTAAATTAATTCTCAATACCAATGGTCCAAATATTGAACTTAAGTACAACAATGCAGAGTTTGCTGCTAAGTTCAATCAGGATGCTGGTGCTCTGTTCTATTACAACAATCTCAGTAAGTTAGAGATTCTTGGTACAGGTGCAACCACATATGGTACTCACTATGCGACTTCCTTTGCTGGAAGTGGTGCATCTCTGACTGGTATTACTACTGCACAGATTGTAGACTTCGGTAATGTTGTCTTTGGTATTGGTAGCAGCACAAATGTCAATACCACAGGAACAATTACTGCTGGTGCATTCTATGGTGATGGATCTACCTTAACTGGTATTGCAACTCCTGCATTTGTCAATCAGAAGATTGCTGATCTGGTGGACTCAGCTCCATCGACTTTGGATACATTGCAAGAGCTGGCTACGGCACTCGGGGATGACCCTAATTTTGCAACTACAACCACTAATCTGATTGGTACTAAGGCATCTCTTGCTGGTGCTGCCTTTACTGGATCAGTTACGGTATCTAATGGATACCTCAGCGTTGGTTCTACAATGCTGTCTCAATCCAGATTATATGCAAAAGAGAGAGTTTATATTGGTGAGAATGAGAATATTCAACTGTATCAGGTAGAAACTGGTAACCCAGTATTTTTAACTTATAGTTACCTTGATCTTGCTTCTGGTGGCAGTGCTGGGTCTAGTGGAGTTATCAAACATGGTAATAGAGATGGGTTCTACGGTGGAGAACTTAGCATCCAGAATGGTGGTAACTTAAAGTCTGCCGTATTCAATAGTGGATGGGGTGGTGTAGATCTCTATCACTGCGTCAGTGGTGACTTCCCAACTCTTAGATTCTCTACCACTGCAACTGGTGCTGGTGTTGTAGGTATCCTGACAGCAGACCGTATGGTAGGTGCTGCTACAAGCAACATCATTCCATTCCTGTATGCTGATCCAAGTGCTCTTCCAAGTGCTGGAGACTATCATGGTGCATTTGCTCATGTTCACTCTACTGGTGGAGCATACTTTGCACATGGTGGAGTTTGGACGAGACTTGTACAATATGATGCTACTGAGAGTAATGTTTCTATCGGCACTGCTAACTTTACTACTAGTGGCAACATTGGAGCAGGTATTGTAACTGGTACTAGTGCTGAGTTCCGTAATCTTAGACTTGGAACCTTCGGTACTAACAACATCTACGGAGTTTCTGGTCCTCTGTACCTTGACTCTGAGCACGGTGAAGTTGATGTTGTTAATAACTTCCATGTAAACGGTATCAGCACACTGGGTAGAGTTGTTGCTCAAGATATTGTTGGACTCTCTAGTGCAAACTTCTCGGGAATTGTTACCGCACAATCCTTCCGTGGTGATGGTTCTCAATTGACTGGTGTTGGTGCTACCAACCTCAACAGTCTTCTTGATGTCAATGCACCAACTCCTTCTGCTGGTCAGGTTCTGAAGTGGTCTGGTAGTGAGTGGCAAGCAGCAGCAGACCTTACTGGTGCTGGTGGTACTGGTATTGGACTGTCTGATCTGTCTGTAACTACTGCATCTGTTGGTGTTGCATCACTGTCTTACAACAATCAATCTGGTGTATTCACATACACACCACCTGACTTCTCTAGTTACCTCAGCAGTAACATCACAACAAACGTATCCTTAGGTAATGGATACACCTTTACTTACGACTCTTCTGCTACTGCAAGGTTTGGAACTGTTGGTAGTAATAATTATGGTGATATCTTCTGGGGCACTGACAGCAGTGCAACTGGATTCCATATTAAAAACAATGACTTTGATGGTGCTCTCTATCTGACCAACACTGGTACGGATGGTGTATACATCAGATCGACTGCAACTGAACTTGGTGCGTCCTTCAAGGCAAATGCAGAAGCAAATCTGTACTATGATAATGCACTTAAGTTCTCCACATCAGGAGTAGGTGCTACTGTTTATGGAGACCTTCAGGTCAACAGTGGTGTAAATATTGCTGGTGTTATCACAGCACAGGAGTTTAAAGGAACATTCACAGGTGTTGTAAACTATGCAACCCTTGCTGGTGTTGCAAGTACTGCAAACTATGCAACTGAGTCTGTAACTTCTGGTTATGCAAACGTTGCTGGTATTGCTTCTGGAATCTCTGGAACACCAAACATCACTGTTGGTGAACTTACTACCACTGGCGCATTTGTAGTTGGAGCAGGTCAGACCTCTTCCTTCGGTGACAGAGTTACCGTAAGAGATGATCTCAGTGTTGAAGGATCTACACCTACTCTTAGAGTTCAGGACTCGGATTCTACAGAGAGTTATGCTTATCTTCAGTATGATGCTTCTGGCGATCCAACTTTAAAGTTGAGATCTAGAGCAAATACTAATACACCAGATTTTGTTTGGGATTCTGAAGCATCTGGAGGTATTGATAATACCACTAGATTGATGTATATGAAGGGTGGTCCTCGTGGTAATTATGACCATGGATATGTTTCCTTCGGTAGCACAGTTGCTGAAGAGAGACTGCATGTTGGTGGTTCTCTGAAGGTTACTGAGAACATCAATGCTTCTGGTATTATCACTGGTAATATCATCAGAGCAACTCAAGGTGTTGATGCTCCTCTTTATATTGCTGAATCTGTAGATGATAATTTTGAGTATAACATGGTTATGCTCAGTGGAACTGGTCAAGGCGGTAATGCTTATCGCGTTACCATGGTTGATAATGGTGGAATCACATTCAACCCATTCCAGAATAGACTGACACTTAATAATGTGACAGCGAATCAGTTTGGATTCTTCGGTAATGGTACTAACATTACTGGTATTCCAACTGCAATCATCGCTGGTAATGGAATCTCTATTGGTTCTTCTACTGGTCTTGTCACTATCAGTGCAACTGCAACTGGAATCAGTACTACTGAGACTCTGGTAACTGCTGGTATAAATGCTCTTGGTGTTGTAACTGCAACTCAGTTTGTTGGTGATGGTTCTGGACTGACTGGTATTGTTGCTTCTGGATCTGGTGTTGTTATTCAAGACGAGGGTAGCAACATTGGTACTGCAGGAACAATCAACTTTGTTGGTACTAATGTAAGTTCTTCGCTCTCTAATGGAACTGCCACAGTCACTGTTGGTGATGCATATGCTCAGGTTGCTGGTGTTGCAACAGTTGCTCAAGGACTGACTGGCACTCCTAATATTATCGCTGGATTCACCACCACTAATGATCTTTATGTTCAGGGTGGAAATCTTGGTATTGGTTTGGATCCAAACCCATCATATTCTATTGATTGTCTCGATAGCATTAGAACATTTGGTGGTGAGATTTGGATGCCAAGAGGATCTAATGGATCCCTTCTCCTTAGAAATGCTATTGATAACCTTCGTGAGATTAACAGTGTTGGATCTGGATCCCATATTATCATTCAGCATCCTTCTTACAATGGTGGAGTTGGTATTGGTACAACCGTCCTGGATGGATATAAGTTTAGAGTCCATGGAGGATCTCAATTCTCTGGTATCGTAACCGCAACTCAGTTTGTTGGTGATGGTTCTCTCCTGACAGGCATTGTTGCTTCTGGAACTGGTATTACCATCCAGGAAGAAGGATCTAATGTTGGTACTGCAAGTACAATCAACTTCGTTGGTGCTGCTGTAACTGCAACCATCTCTTCTGGAACTGCAACTATTAATATTAGTCCTGCAGTATCCACTGGATCTGGTGGTAAGTTTGTTGATAATATTGCTGGAATTCATACAACTTCTGCAGTTGGTGTCAAGACTGATCAACCCAAGTCGGCTCTTCAAGTTGAGACATTTGGTATAGAAGCAGGCATTGGAACATTTGTTGCTGTTGTTGGTACACCAGTTGACATTGATCAATTCAATGTGAGCACATCTCCATTCAGAACGGCAGAATACACTTTGCACATTCATCATGCAAATGGTATGCAATCACAGAAGGTCCTGGTTATGCAGGATGGATCTAATGCATACTCTAACGAGTTTGCGATTATGTATTCATCTACAGATGCTCTTGTCTCCTTCGCATCTACTGTGACTGGCGGTGTATGTAAACTGCAAGCAACACCATTGACAGGAACAACTGGTATAACTACATATAGATTCTCTAGAGGAACTCTTCTCTGATGGCAATACGATTAAATGAAGAACACCAGACCACGGGGAGTGGTCTGGGATATCAAATGTCCTCATATGTTCTTATGAGGTCTTTGGCAAATAGGACTGGATTTAAATATGCTATAGATCCTCAGAATTTGTATGCGCTGAAAAATACCTTTGATGGTTTAGTGATTGACGAAGAAGATGCTCCTGGGGTTCAAGGGAAGCATAGTGTTGAGTTTATGATTGATGACTCGTTTGATGATGTATTGAAAACAGTCAAAGACAACACAACGTTGTATGGATATCCAACTCCATCGAATGCAATTGATATCACTCAGATTGAAGAAGTAAAATCTCATTTTAAATTTAGAGATGAGATTGAAAGTAGATGTAAGTCTTGGAAAGAAAGTGTAGTTGGTGATAGTGAAGTCATCGCAATTCATCTTCGCAGAGGTGACTTTGTAGATGATTACAGTGGAATGTTCTTGATTGATGATGACTACTATCTTAAAGCATTAAAGTTACTCCCAAAAGATATTCCTGTTTTAATTTTTACTAACGATAAGGAATATGTCCGTGGTAATGAGAATTTTAGTGGAGATAGATTTATTTTAGTTGATGATATTGTCAACTTCAATCAACCAACTAGTGATCTATCTAGAGAAATAGATATAAATGTTGACAAGTCTGGAGATAATCTGTTTAATTATTCAGTTGTCCTAGAGTCGATGGGCAATCCTGAATTGGATGACTATCTTCAGAATAAAATAGATAATAGATTATATAATTATTCGCATGACATGTGCTTGATGAGTATGTGTGATTATCATGTGATTGCAAATAGTACATTTAGTCTCTGGGCAGTAGAACTCTCAAATACCAAGAGAGTTGTTTATCCAATGTATTGGTCTCAGGGACTCAGTGATGATATAGATGCTGTTCTATGTGATAATCCTGAGTCTTGTCGTCCTGGATTCAGGTGCAATCAAGATACTACGATTGCTAGAGATTTGGGTGGATTTGATCAAACCGCTTCTGCGTTGGGATATTTTATGAAGGATGACTGGATTGGATTGGAGAATCCAGATCAACGCGCTAAGAAATGGGGGTGCTGCTAAATGTCTGAGAAGAAGCGTTACATTGTTGGATGTACTGCCCCAGCAGACTGGGAGTATATTCACGAACTATTAACTCAGGATGGAACATTAGATGATAATATTCCAACTGAAGCGATCACTAGTGACGACTTAAAAGAACATAGTCCAACCAGAGCATCTTATCTTTTAACAGATGAGGAAGCTGCACTTGTTGAGGCGCATGAAAAAGTTCTCTATTGTCACATAGCACAAGAAGACTTCTCACCACCACAAGAAGAGTTACATGCGACTCCTCAACAAGGATTTCGTCAAGTAGGCATTACCTCACAATATCGTCGTTGGGAAGCATTTAATCTTATTACTACTACTGGTGGTAATACTCAAGATTTTGATATGGGTCGTAGTGGATTCCAATTGCTTAGACATTCACAAGCAGAAGACCCTTGGTATGATGGTACATCCAATGGTGGTAGACAGGTATTTGATAATAGAGTTCCTCGCTATGGTAGTGGTAAGAACGTTGATGTAATTGTATGTGACGAAGGATTTTGGTTGGGTCATATTGAGTTTTATAATCCATCTGATGTTAGAGATATTAGTAATAGCACCACAGATGGTAATGGAGATCCATACATCTTTGGTCCTGAGGATATGATTGAGGGTAATGTCCTCAACAGTAACGGAAGATGCTATGCTCTTGATTTAATTGTTGATGCTCCATACTATATTGATCCTGACTTTTTTAATGCAAGTCCTGGAACTAGACTTGAAACGAGATGGGATGGAACAACCGTTCCTGTAAGTAGTGTTGCGGTAAACTGGTGGAGAAATAATACAACAACTTATCGCTCTGTTGGATTCACCACTTTTGGTACAGCAGCTGTTAGCACTGCATATAATAGAACAGATTCCAATGGAACAAATACATCAACTGCATATCAGAGTACTCATGGAACTCAGTGTGCTGCTTCTTGCTTTGGCAGAACTCAAGGGTGGGCATACAATGCAAACAAGTGGGTATTGAATCTGTATGGATCTAGAAGTTCTGGTATTGAAGCAGGATTTGATGCCCAGAAGTTGTTCCACCAGATGAAACCAAATAACTCTGAACTTGGAACAAAGGATCCTACGATCAGTTCTAATAGTTGGGGTTATCGTGCTGTCCCTAGTTCTTCTGGATACTCCTTTTATCAAGGAGCGGGTGGGGTAGCTTATACTAATGGTGGTAGTTGGTCCCTAGGACCATTTAACAGCAGTAATACCAGACCTGGATTCCAAAGGTATGTTGGATGGTATGGAGATTATTATGGTGGTCCAAGAATGAAGGGTGAGATGCTCCCTAATTCTACGACTCAAGCATTGGACGAATTGATTGCTGAAGGTGTTATCTTTGTTGGTGCCGCAGGAAACTCAAATCAAAAACAAACTAGTTGGGATCATCCAGATTTTAATAACTACTGGAACACTGGTATTGGTGCTACTGTTGGAGATAACTTCTTCTATGAGTTTGGTCTGAGAGTATACCCATATTCAAATAGGAGAGGATTCCCTCAGCATGGTGGTATGATTAGAAGTGGTGTTGGTGGAACGGTTTACACATATCCTGTGATTAACATTGGTGCTCTTGATGATGATTATGCATCTACTCAAAGTTATAAGGAGCGTAAGGTAAATTATAGTGATATGGGTAGTGAAATTGATTGCTATGCCGCTGCTGATGGTATCCTTACCGCAAAGAATGTAAGTGGATCTGGTAGAGCAAGACATGACACCAAACCATCTGGAGAAAGTGGATTTACTTATTATTATGATAATAAGTTCAGTGGAACCAGTGCGGCATGTCCTGTCGCATGTGGAATAATTGCAACTAAGTTAGAATATAATCGTAACTGGGGTTGGCAAGACGTAAGGAATTGGTTGAGAGGAGAGAACCAACCAGTTGGCGTGGGATCTACACTGGCAAGAATGGAGAGTAACAAGTTTCATTTTGGTGTTGATAGCAACACTGCTGGATATGGTGATCAGGGTGGACAATCTACCTGGTCTGATGTTAATAGTCTTGAGGGGTCTCTTCCAATTGTTATCTACGATGCGGAGACTGGTAATGAAACAGAACAGTCAAGTGGATCACCTGTTATTGAAGGAGTTAAAGTATTCTCTGGTGATGGGATGGAGATTACAGGTAACTTTACAATATCTTACGAGTGATAAATACTAAAAAACCTGTGTTTGAATAATGGCAGATAGATCTTTTGGTGTAAGAGAGATTAATATTGTTGGATCTGCTGGTACTCCTACGATCTCCAGTCCAGATAATATTAATCTGAATGGCAACAGAGTTGCTATTAGCACCGACCTTCAGGTTGGAAGGAATGCAACCGTTAGTGGCATCATAACTGCTAATGCTTTTTACGGTGATGGAACTAATCTGACTGGTGTAACAGGTGTTGGCACTCAGCGTGGAGATGATGAAGCACTAAACTTTGGAGATTCTGACGATCTTCAAATCTATCATAATGGTGTCAGTAATATTATTACGGGTATTAGTTCCAGGGGTACTGGAAAGGTAGATACTTTTCTTACAGTTCATGACCTCTATGTTAATGTTCATAGTGGTCAATATGCTTCTGCTAGATTCAAGGCAGGATCTGTTGGTGTAGAATTATACTCTGGTACTGCTAATAATAATGTTGGGTATCTTAGATTTGCTGCTGCTGGTATTGGTTGTACCGTATATGGTGATCTGAGAGTTACCGCAGGAACTGGTGGATCTGGTGGAGCAGCATTCAGACGTAACGTTGCAATCGGAACAGATGTTCTTGAGGCAACTGATGCCCTTCTTGTGAAGGGAGATGCAAATATAACTGGTGTTGTCACTGCAAACCAATTTGTTGGTGATGGTTCTCTTCTTACTAATCTCCCTGGTGGTGGAGGGGGAGGTTCTATTGCAGGTATCGATACTGTCGGTACTTCGTTCTTTAATACTTTACATGCAACTGGAACCATTGACATTGGAACATCCAATGCTGGTGTTGCTGTAACTCACATGACCATTGACTCTGCTGATGTCAGTGGTACTATTCGTAATAGAATTCAGAGTGGTGCTGGTAATACTAATGCTGTTCTGGACATTCAAACCAAAGAATTCTTAGTAACAGATCCATATGCTGGTAAGGGATCGCTGATCTCTGCTGATGCATCGGGAACCAAACTATATCAGAACGACTCCGTAAAACTTTCTACCCTTGGAGCAGGTGCTACTGTCACTGGAACCATGTATGCTACGGCATTCTCTGGTGATGGATCTCAACTGACAGGAGTTCCTATCTCTGGTAATACTGGATCATTTGTTAGAGTAGACTCTCAAGAATTGGTTGTATCTGGTCTCTCTACATTCCAGGGCAATGTTTACCTTGGCGATGGTGATGTCCTGTATATTGGTGATGGTAATGATCTTCAGTTATATCACAACAACGTCAATAGCGTTATAAGAGATGCTGGAACTGGAAGTTTATTCCTCCAATCTAATGACGTTAGATTGATGAGTGTTACTAATAGCAACTTTGCTAGGTTCACTGAAGGTGCTGAAGTAGAGCTTTATTATAATGGATCTCAAAAATTCAATACCACTGGATATGGTGTTACTGTCCTTGGAACATTAGATGCTCAAGGACTTAACATCAGTGGAGTTACTACAACCACTGGTGCTATTCATATTGATTCAGATTCTGCTGATAGAACTGGATCAGCTTTAAAAATTGGTAATAGTATTAATGGTGATATTAGTATCTATCATACAGGTACAGAAAGTGTTTATTGGGATAATTATGGAAGAACAAGATTTGCTGGTGGCAAATGGGAGTGGACCAATCTTGCGGATAGTCAACAGGTTGTTGAGTTTGACCAGACTTATGGTGTTAAATTAAATTATTCTGGAACCAGAAGATTCATGACCACCAATGATGGTGTTCATGTTTCTGGTATCATGACTGCTACTAGTGTCTCTATTGGTGCTAGTAATGCGGAACCCAATCTCACAATAACATCTGATGGTACAGATACCTTTATTAAGGAGTTAAATTCTACTGGCGAACTGACTATCAGTACCAATCAACTCAAGATTGAGAACCCATCGTTTGAGACTCTTGCACGCTTCAATCAGGACGCAGATGTCAAATTGTATTATGACAATGCAGAGAAGTTTGCAACCACAAGTACTGGTGTAAATGTAAGTGGTATTGTTACTGCAACATCCTTCTCTGGTGAAGGTGGTGTTACTCGCTGGACCTTAGGTGCTAATGGATCTTCTGACTATACCTTTACTGGTATTGGATTCACAGAGACTAAGAATGATCCAGATCTTCATCTTGTTCGTGGTCAGACTTATGAGTTCCTGAATAACTCTGGTGGATCTCATCCATTTGAAATTAGAACCAGTGCTGGTGGACAAGCATATAATCACGGTGTAACTAACAATGGAGCATCTAGTGGAATTATCAAGTTCCAAGTTCCTTATGATGCACCAACAAGTCTTGTCTATATCTGTACTGCTCATAGCAGTATGGTTGGTAACATCTATATCGATGATAATACTGTAGGTCCAACCGTTCAAAACTTCACTGGAATTGTAACTGCAACCTCATTCCAAGGTAACAGCACAACTGGTGATGGAAGCGACAGGGGATTTACCACCAAGTATTACATCACTGCTGATGGTTCTTCTAACTATAGATTTGCTGGACCAGGTGTTCTCAATACCACTAATGACCCAACTCTTTACTTCCATAGAGGATTCACTTATATTTTAGAGAACTCTACTGGAAGTGGTCACCCATTTGAGTTGAGAGTTAGTGCTGGTGGTGCAGCATACAATCCAGGAGGAAGTTTCCTGACAGGATCCATTAATGGTACTCAGGTACTTACGGTTCCCATGGATGCTCCTAGTTCTATTGTATACCAGTGTACTCTTCACAGCGGTATGTTGGGCACAATTAACTTCGTAAGCTGATAATTGATTGACGTTAAATATATAAGAATATAATATAAGGGCAGTAATGCCCTTTTTTCGTATGGTAACCAACGACATTTGTGATAGAGTTGAGAGTCATCTTCTCTACACACTGGGCAAGCGTCCAGATAAGGCAACATCACATGACGTATACACTGCTCTGTGTTACGCGGTAAGGGATAGACTGGTAGACAATTATTTGGTTGACAAAGATCAACGTAAAGAAGTTGCATATCTGTCCGCAGAGTTTTTGATCGGACCACAGTTAAGCAATAATCTTCTCAATTTAGATATTCGTAGGGATGCTGAGAGTGCGGTCAGTAAGTATGGGTATACGCTAGAAGAAATCATTGATCACTCTGTAGAACCTGGACTTGGTAATGGTGGTCTTGGTAGACTCGCTGCATGTTATATGGAGTCAATGGCAACTCTTAAGGTTCCTGCCATTGGATACGGGATTAGATATAAGTATGGTATTTTTAAGCAGACGATTAGAGATAATCAGCAGGTAGAGGTTACTGATAATTGGCTGCATGGTGATTGGCCATGGGAACTCTGCTATCCTGATGAATCAGTGATGGTTGGATTTGGTGGTAAGGTAGATAGGTATGGTGATAATGTCAGGTGGGTTCCTGATAAGTACGTTGTTGCAGTTCCTTACGATGTTCTTCAAGCAGGGTATAAGGTAGACAGTTGTGCTAAGATCCGACTTTGGAGAGCAGACGCTATTGATGTGTTTGACTTCAAAGCATTCAACCAGGGAGACTATCTGGGATCTGTAGAGAATAGTGTAACTACAGAGACTATCTCTAAGGTTCTCTATCCCAATGATGGCACTGATCAGGGTAAAGAACTGAGACTAAAGCAGCAGTTCTTCTTTGTCAGTGCTTCTCTTCAAGACATGATCCGAAGCATTCTTGAGCGTGGTCTTGCTATTGAGGACTTCTATCAGTATTATCAAGTTCAATTAAATGATACTCACCCATCAATTGCAGTTGCAGAATTGATGAGACTTCTTATGGATGAGCATCATCTGAATTGGGAACTTGCATGGAGTATTACGAGCAAGTCAATTGCATACACTAATCACACCCTGCTTCCAGAGGCATTGGAGAAGTGGAGTGTAAGTCTATTTGAAAAACTTCTCCCCAGACACCTTGAGATCATTTATGAAATCAATTCCAGATTCCTCCAGATCGTCAGAATGCACTACCCTGGAGACGACGAGACTCTTCGCAAACTGTCTATCATCGATGAGACGGGTGGTAGATATGTCAGAATGGCCAATCTTGCAACAGTCGGATCTCACCATATCAATGGTGTTGCTGCACTTCACTCAGATCTGATCACTAAGAATCTGATGCCTGAGTTCTATGATCTTTGGCCTCATAAGTTTACCAATGTGACTAATGGTGTGACTCCTCGTCGCTGGTTGGCAGATTCAAATCCAGCACTTGCAGAAGTTCTTGATGAGTATGTTGGTGACGACTGGGCATCTAACATGGATCGTCTGTCTGAACTTGAGAATTATGCTAATGATGATGTGGTCTTGGAGAAGATTGGTGCAACAAAACTCATCGGCAAATTCAAATTAGCACAATATATTAAGAAGACGCTCGGCATCTCTGTTGACCCGTCAAGCATGTTCGACGTACAGGTAAAGAGAATCCATGAATACAAACGACAGCATCTCCTTGCTTTATGGATTGTGTCTCGGTATTTGTATATCAAAAATCATAAAGACGATTATGTTGTTCCACGTACAGTGATCTTTGGGGGCAAGGCAGCACCTGGATACTATATGGCGAAGGAGATCATTCGCTTCATCTGCAATCTTGCTGAGACCATCAACTCCGATCCTGATATGGCAGGGAAGTTGCGTGTTGTATTCCTGCCAAACTATAGTGTGAAGTTGGGTGAGAAGGTCTACCCTGCTGCAGATCTCTCTGAACAGATCTCCACAGCAGGTAAAGAGGCATCTGGTACTGGCAACATGAAGTTTCAGATGAATGGTGCTTTAACAATTGGCACACTTGACGGTGCAAACGTGGAGATCCGTGACCTTGTTGGGGAGGAGAACTTCTTCTTGTTTGGCAATACGGAAGAACAGATTGGGGATCTTTGGAAGAATGGATACAATCCAAAGGACCACATGAGTGGTGGACTATTTGAAGCAATTGAACTGATTAAGTCTGGTCACTTCTCCAATGGTGAGAAGAATGCCTTCTCTGCCATGATCGACAACCTACTGGAGAAAGATCCATTCTGTGTCTGTGCAGACTTTGCTGACTATAGTCGTGCTCAAACTGTGGTGGATACTACCTGGGGTAATAGGAAGGAGTGGAACCGAAGGTCTCTGATCAATATCTCTAGGTCTGGGTTCTTCTCGTCTGATAGATCCATTCAAGACTACTGCGACAACATCTGGAAGGTCTGAGGGGTTGACAGGTTCCCAAAACCCGTGGTACTATAAATACATCAACACGTTAAGGAATGTAAAGTTCCTTAAACGGTTGTAACACCCCAAACCGAGACCTATAGGGTGTCTAAAGCACGTCTCTCATACCTCTGCTTAGGGTGCAGAGGAATAGTAACTCCACCATTTCCCTGATGGTCTTACTAACTGTTTAATTAAAATGGCTCAATCTACTCTCGTCCAACAACAAGGACAATCTACCTGGGAATCATTCTGTGACTGGGTAACTTCCACCAATAACCGCCTCTATGTCGGTTGGTTCGGCGTCTTGATGATCCCAACTCTGTTGGCAGCAACTATCTGCTTCATCGTCGCCTTCATCGCTGCTCCCCCTGTGGACATCGATGGCATCCGTGAACCCGTCGCTGGTTCACTCATGTACGGTAACAACATCATCTCTGGTGCAGTTGTTCCATCTTCCAACGCAATTGGT